ATGCTAAAGATAGACTTGAAAGCGCAAAAGCAGAAGCCGAACAAGCTAGAGGTAGAATTGGAATAGATGCGTCCGCAAAAGATGACCTTATAGCAGCTACAGAGAGTTTGCAAGATGCTAATAGTGCTTTAAATAATTCTAATGATAAATTGGACATTTCACAAGGTAAACTGATTACCATCTCCGGGAAGATGGGGCAAATACAAGGTGGATTGAGTACCGCAATGTCAATGATTGACAGGATAGTTACAGGAATCTATCAATCTATCAACGCTACCATTGACATAATGAATCAATTTAAAGAACTTCAAGAATCACAAGGCGTTGATACGTCCAAAGGAGGATGGAGAGAAGCGGCACAAGCAGGAGAATTATTGGGTAATGTAAACGAAAAAGTTATGTCCTCTTGGAACAATTTCAAGAGTGGTAATATTGCTGGAGCAGTAGCCGATGCGGTTGGCTCTATAACATCTATTTTCACAACATTAAATAAGCAACATGATGCTAGAAGAGAGCAAGCCATTCAAGAGGAAATAAAGCAAGTAGAAAAGCTTCAAAAGGCTTATCAAAGATTAGGTGATGCAATAGAAAATGCATATACTATTGATACTCTGAATATGAGTACTGAAAATGCTCAACGTAATATTCAAGACCAAATCAAGAGTTATCAAAATATGATAGCTGCCGAAGAAGATAAGAAAGATACAGATTGGGATAGAATAGATGAATGGAAAGAAGCTATAACTGATTTGCAAGAACAGGCAAATGAACTTCAAAATCAAAAAATAGCTGATCTTGGTGGCTTTGGTAGCGGAGCAGACATGAAATCTGCCGCAGAAGAATTTGCATCTGCTTGGCTAGAAGCCTATAAAGAAACAGGCGATGGATTAACAGCTTTAGAAGATAAATGGGATGAATATATCAATAATGTAATTATGAAACAGTTGGCTCTAAGAGGAATAGAAAAATTCTTAGAACCGATAATGAAGAATTTAGATAATATGATTGGTTCTGATTCATATTTATCTAATGATGAATTAGAAGCGTTGCAGAAACAAATTGATGAAACGATGCCTGCTTTAAATGAGTATTTCAAAACAATAGCAGAGAATTTCGGTGTACCAATTACTGGTGGAGAGGACAATGGATCTACTCTTAATCAAGGGATCACTGGTGTGACGGAAGAAACCGCTAATGTTATTGAAGCTTATCTTAATTCAATGAGATATTTTGTCGCAGACACCAATATGGTTATCAACAATTTCTTTGCTGCATTTACTAGCTTAGACCCATTGCAGAACCCAATGTACAGTGAGCTTGCAAATCAAACTAAACTTTTGAGAAGCATAGATGATAGATTGGCAAGTGTTATTACATACAGTGGCGATCATCCTAATGGTGGGGCGTCAATTAAGGTATTAACTTAATATTGTTTTCAGGAAAGAGTAGCCGGATTAATTTCCGGCTTTCTTATATCCCAATGATGTTAGTAATTTTCGTATGCCTTCTATTCCTTTTTGATATACAATAGTCTTAAAGTTTATGCATATATCTCCATTAGGTTTGGTGAATTGAGTTTCTATAACTCTAAACCAACATGAATCTACATAACGCTGCATCGGCTGATTATTCCCTTGAAGAATTTTATTATCTCTTAAAATTTCAAAAAGTTTATTTCTTCCAATCCCCATATTAAGAACTTTTGCCACAGTAGCCATATCGCAGGCGTCTTTACTATCAGTTACTTGGTCAAAGAACTCTTCTTTTGGTTTCATTTCTTCAATACGAGCTTGCTGTTTTTCCAATTGTTCAGCTTGTTCAGCAGCTAATCTTAGAGCTTCGGCAAATGTTTTCGGTAAAACTAGATTGTTTATAGCCTTATGAAACACTTGTCGATATACTTCAAATACAGGTCTTACTTTACGAGCTATAAAGAACTCTAAACAAGAAACGGATAATTTGTAATCTACCTTGTTATTCCCACCCCATGAATTTTCTAAATCTTGCTGCGCATCTTTGCGCACCGACTGATAATCAACTCCTTCTATGAATTGGTCATTTGATGTTAATGCTCTTACAGCTTCTTGTTTCCTTCCATAAACAAGCATCCAAACATCATCAAGATTGACGGGAAACTCATTGTTAGATTGAGATAATTCAAGTACTGCATTAAAGTACGTTTTCAATTCCTCATTAGAACTTTCTTTTGATAAGATGATATTGTTCATAATAGTATAAAAAGAATGTTCCGAAAAGAGCCACAACACATCTTTCCGGAACACTCCGCTAATAAATTAGCAATTTCTTCTTGTCAGTTGTGGTTGACGCTGCAAATATACTATAATTTTTCTCTATTCCAAAACTTATCTAAGTCTTTTGGTAGAATTGGTTCTATTTTTTTTAGTAAATCTTCATAAATAGAAGTGTATACCTTGTGAAATTTCAATCCATTCTTTATTTTAGCACACATTTTTTTTATAGATCGAGGTTGTCTTGGATATACCTTACTAATTGTTAGTGGAGACATTTCCAACTTATAATGTAATATATAAAAAAGGAAAGCTCTAGCCGATACGACATTTTCCATCCTTTCTTTATTTACAAGTTCTTGTTCTGTCACTCCAAAATGAGTGCAGACTATTTTCTCAATCTCATCTATTTTCTTTGCTACATCAAGTTCTAAAGTCATAGTGTACTATTATGGACACAAATGTACTAATTAGTACACTACCTTCCAAATATATTCGGGAATATTTCATACATAGTTGGTATTCAACGTGATATATACCATAAAATACTGCGTAGTATATTTCTATAGTTTTCACCTTATTTATTGCATAGTTCAATGTCGGACTATATTAAATGTATTTTTTATGGAATCAAAAACAGTTGTTTATACTCCTGATACAGGGAGTGGAAGCGGAAGTGGAATGATGGCTATGCTTGCTCCACTTTTGCAGCAGAAAGGTATTGATCCTAACTTGTTAATGGCTTTGAATAGCAAAGGAAATGGAAACGGTTTTGGTGGAGATGGCTCATGGTTCTTATGGATTATCTTCTTGTTCTTCCTTTTCCCTCTTTTCGGTCGTAATGGTTGGGGTAATAATGGTTGTAACGATGGTGGAAATGGTGGCGGATATGGTGTCGCTGGTATTCCAAATTTGATTAACAATGATGCAGGAAGGGAATTACTAATGAGTGCTATTCAAGGAAATGGTCAGGCTATTAACACTTTAGCTACCAATTTGAATTGTTCAGTTGGACAAATTCAACAGTCTATTAATGGCGTTATGACACAAATTCAAGGTGTTGGTAATCAAGTGGGTATGTCAAGCCAACAAATTATCAATAGCATTCAATCTGGAAATTGTCAGATTGCACAGGCTATTGCAGATTGTTGCTGCAAGACACAGAATGCTATTACTACGCAAGGTTATGAAAATCAGTTGTCTATTTGCAATCAGACCAATACATTGGTTAACACTGCAAATCAGAACACTTTGGCTTTACGTGATGGAGCAACTGCTAATACGCAAGCTATCTTGTCTAAATTGGATGCTATGCAGAATCAGAACTTGCTTGATAAAATTGATAAGCTTCGTGAAGATAAGAGTACTTTGCTTGCTCAAATTTCTAACGATGCACAGACAAGAAATATTCAAGCTTTCCAAGCTCAAACTATTGCGCCTGTAAATGCTGCTCTTAGTGATTTAAGTGCTCGATTGGCTAAAATTGAATGTAAACAACCTGAAACAGTAACAATTCCTTACATTCCTGCTGCTGGTAACTATGTACCTGTTAACTATAGCGTACCAGTTAATATGAGTGTATCACCTTATAGTAACTGTGGTTGCTAAGTATTGGTATTAGACAAAGCGTTCTTTGACATGTTGGTAAGAGTTTCGTAATCAGTTAGATACATCCATTCAAATCCTTTATGGGTTTTACATTTACCTGAACAAGCCCTTGATATTTCTGATTGGAGAAATCCATTTCTTTGTGCATCTGCCATAGATTTGTAGATGTTAATTAACAACCCGTTTTTTAATTGAACTACAGATTTAGATGTCGCATTATTGTATGTTCCAATTAGAGAATCAGATGCTCTTTTTTTGGTAATAGGATTATTCATGTTTTCACTATGAGTACACCATCGTAGATTATTAACATTGTTATTCAATGGATTTCCATCTATATGGTCTATTTCACATAAGTTATTTGGATTTGGAATAAAATGTTTAGCTACTAATTTATGTATATAAAATTTCTTTTTATTACCATTAATTACTAGTGTAATAGCATAATATCCGT